TAACCTTTATCTTATCTACATACACACAGGCTATCTCGTTTTGTATGAGATCATAGGTGGCTTGGGGCAGCAATATTGGGGTATCCTGCTTTCTCGTTTCTCCCTCTAACCTTGCGCCTAGATTTACTGCATCACCGATCACAGAGTAATTCATTCTCATAGATGACCCGGTGTTACCTACAATACTTGGCCCTGTAGAGATTCCAGAGCCAAACATCACTGGTGGTAGATCTAGCCCTTGGTCTTTAAGATCTTGATTGAGTTTTTGACATAGTAGCTCTAGCTCTATAGCTGTCTTAACTGTAACGATTGCATGGTCTTCTCTGGGTATCGGCGCTCCTGCCCACGCCATAATGCAGTCACCCATATATTTATCTAGGGTCATGCCATTACCGATCACCACTTTGGTCATCTCATCTAGGAAATGATTGATGAGACTGACCAGGCCTTCAGGGTCATCGTTCTTCATATACATTTCAGAGATGGGGGTAAAGCCCACTATGTCGCTAAAGAGGTATGACATGGTTTTATTCTGTCCACCTAAGACCATCAGATCTGGATTCTTGATGATGATGTCCACGTACTCTGGCGAGATGTAAGTGCCAAACTGATCGCGTATTTGTTGGCGCAGCTTGTACTGTTCCCGGAACCTTATATAGAAGCTGCTGGAGGCGGTTACAAACTGTGATATGAGCGTCCAGGTTACATCAATCAATGCGCCCGACTTGATGAGAAACACACCACCACCACCGACTGCTAACATAGATGCTAGTGATAATCCTAGACCAAGATATAAGCCTAGGTGATTTACCATTATAAATACTGCTAATGTTCCTGCTGCAAATATTAGCAATTCATACAATAGGCTGTTCGCTGGTATTCCAGGCATCGGCTGTGATGAAGCGTGTATGATCGTCTCTGCTACCGCTGCTTGGATCTCTGCAGGTGTTAATAATCCTACAGGCGTAGCTGTCATGGGCAGGATACCTTTCGCTTTAAGGTTGACCACTACCATTTTGCCTTCTACGTCCATAGCCTCTAAGGATGTTCCATGTGGAACACTCCAGTTAATCCAGACTCTGCCGTATTGATCCGTAGGTATTGGGTTTAACTGTTTGACTCGTATCTCTTCTATGCCTAATTCATTGGTCTTGATGACATAGGTATTGGTGCCTGTGACTGCCTTGAGCATCTGTGTGGCAAACGCTGCAAGCCAACCATCGGGGCTACGCATGAGCAGAGGCATTCTGCGTAGCAGGTTATCCACGTCTACCGGGGCTGATACGATGCCTTGCAATGCTTGGTCTCTTAGCGCTGGTATGTTCTGCAAGACCCCTTGCGCTTCTATACCACCAACCTCATCACCTAATATGACGGTGCCTTCTGTTGCGGGTATGTCGTTCCAGGTGTCTGTCTCAAACATAGCCAGCACACTGGGGTAGTAGGATAGTGCCTCTGCAAAGACTTCATCTTTACCAAACCTATCTGGCTCCGGGAATGACACCACCCAGCTTACTGAGGTAGCTCCTGCATTCAGTAGATCTACATGTATCAGGCCAAGCTGCTCTCTTGACCAGGGCCACTGCCCATACTCCTGTAGATCTTTGTCAGTGATGTTGAGTAGAACAATGTTGCCAGTCTCTTCTACTGGCTCTATGAAAGCGTCAAACGTCCTGAGCTTGATAATCTCTACGATGTTGACCTGATAAATTAGAGGCAGTGCAAGCGCAGCAATGATGAGCAGTACAATCTTTTTCATTGCCCTTGGGTAATGCGAATGGTGCTGCTACCCCCTCCATTAACAGTGACCGTCCTACTGATTCCGTTTTGTATAAAGATGACTGTATAGCTACCGCCAGCATCTATGTCCAAGCGTATGCTGTCCTCCACCTGTCTTCTGAGCGAGACACGCTGTTGATCTACAATGGTTATGATGCCTGTCTCTGCATCTTGTCCTAGCTTAGTGCCTTTGATTGCTACGGATGTGGCTACCTGATCTAGCTGGTCTTCTTCTTCTATGTCACCTAGCTTGTCTATGATCTCAAGCAGATCCTCTAAAAAGTTCACATCTAAGTAGTTTATATCCAGCTCTGTAAAGTCTAGGTCAGCTTCATTATCTAGGAAGTCCTCTGCCAGCAGGTCTATGTCCAGGTCTTCAAAGGCTAGGTAGTCATCGGCTGCTTGTATGGCGTTTTCGGTCTGTGCGTAATCCTCCGAGACCTTTGGTGGACTGACAATCAGCATATTGTCTATCAGCTCAAGGGTTAGATCCAAAATAACAGGTGCAGATGGGGTGGTTTCAAAGACTTCTACAGTGGTGGCTTCAAATGGCTTATTGAGCAGCACCTCTCCCATCGCCGTAGATACTAGAATCTCGCCACTAGATAACCCCGTTATGGGGTCTGGCAGCAGCATAATCAGGCTAGATCCAAGCTCTGTCACGGTGATTGCCAGGGACGTACCCCGAATAGCTATGTCTGCGGAGGGTGTGCGGAGCTTGATGTTGCGTTTGTCTATGCGCCCTAGTTTGCCTGTGACGAATCGCGCAGTGCCTTGGGCAAAGTTGATAGCTAGTTTAGAGTTGCTGGGATTGCTGGAGTAGATGTATTCATCCACAATCAGCTTAGAATGCTCTGTAAGACGCACTATGGTCTCATCTAAGAACGTTATGGCTAACCTACCCTTGCTGGTTCTAACATCGTCTAAGGGCTGTATAGGCACCTCTAGGAGGGCCTCTATGGGTTCTTCCCGATAGATCCGCGCAGAGCCACGCAGCTCCGATACTTCTCCGATATCCTCAGCAGCCTGTAGCGGTGCCGTTATCGTCTTGAACGATACACACAGTACCACCATTACCGCTAGTGATAATCTTAAGCCAATCACTTACTAACGTACTCTTCTGTTGTATGTTGAACGTCCTGCTGTCTCCTGTTTGATCTAAGTAGAAATAGCCTTGGTCTTTCCCTGACCCTGTAAAATCTACTGTATTTGAGTCGCCATCTATGTCTACGTAGGAAGTGCCTGTCTCGTAGTTGATGTCAAAGTCTAAGTCATTGCTGTCTCCCATGATCGTCCAGTCCAGATCCAAGGTGTCAGACAATGCTGACGTACCTACATTGAGATCAAAGGTATTACTGCTGCCTGTTACATCAATATTGTAGTTACCAGAGTCAGCACCATAGGTATTTGTAGGGTCTACCTGGATCTTAAAGACATTGGAATCTCCATCAAAGGTAGAATCCCAAGTAATATTATCTCCGTTAATATCGCCCAAAAATTGGTTTGAATTACCAATCTGGTTGATGTCAATAGTAAGATTCAGACCGTCAAGATCTAGTGGTGTCATGTTGCCTGCAGCGGCATTCAGGCCTCCGATAATATTGCTATTACCTAGCTGCTCGGCATCAAGGTTGAGGGTAGCGCCAACTTGATCTATATAGATCTCATTGTCTGCGCTGTAAACAGACAGTGGAAAACATCCACACGCCAGGATAATTATTAAACGTCTCATCATTCCATACTCCAAAATCCCTTGTTGGAGCCTTCCTGTATGAGCTGCAATACCGCAGTTTCTATAGCAGCTTGTAGTGCTAGGTTGACTGATTCGTTTCTTACCAGTCCCCCTTCAATCTCCACAAGCTCTGTTCCCTGCGTTATGAAGCGGAATACATCTTGTGAAATTGACGCTGATAGTATCGTCTTAGTCACAAGGACTTCCAACAATACGCTACCCGTAGATACAGATATAATGCGGAGAGAGACTATTACTTCATCTTCCCGGTATTCTCTGGAGTTACCCAACCCCAGGAACCTCGCACCTGCGCCTCCTGACGAAACGTTACTTTCATATCCTACCACACTTCCCCTTATTAACAAACCTGCGAACTTTAGGGGCATCAATTCTTGTTCTTCTTCAAACTGTTGGCGCGTATTTCTAATAAGTTGTCTCTCTTTAGTTAGGTTATCAAGCCCTATGCGCTCAACGACATTGAAGAACCCTCCATGCGTCTCTCCAGCGCGATGTAAGGCCCGTACTAGGTACAGGTAGGGTGCTTGTGTTATGGCTGTAGAAAAACTCGCATACTGCCCGTTAGAGAGCCTAGCGCCTGTCTGATCGGTAAAGGCATCGGGGTAAACTGCGACTGTGGGCCTTTGCTTTGGCTTACCTACATCCGCTAGCTCCTGAATAACGATAGGTGCTATCTCGGATGCTTCTATGTGTTTGATAGGAGGGAGGTTGTTATCTAATGGATCAAACATTAGCGCACAACCGTTGAGGAGCAAGGCTCCTACTGCGACTATGGCTTTACTAAAACGTGAATGAACCCAGCGGTAAAGAGATCGTTGTGACATTGCCTTCACTATCGGTTATGGTAAGGGTAATCATATCACCCTCCACGATGTAGCTAATCGTGTTACCCAGTAGTTCAAGAATGCCCTCAGTCTGGGGGTTCTCTCCGAACAACTGATCTACCAACTGGCGCGATAGTTGTGCATATATGCGAGACTCTAGGTTACGTAAGAACCTAGCCAAGGTCGTATTCTCTTCATCTCGCTTGAGCTGTTCTCTATACGCCTTGATCTCTTCTTTGATCGCTTTCTTGCGATTGAATTCTTGATTTTCTATTGTGAGGTAGTGGCTTGATTGGTTGATACCACTAAATGATGGAGACTTGAATTTATATACCATCTGATCTGCCATCGCATTCTGCGCGAAAATGCCAATGAACAGTAAGGCTCCGATAGCCAATAGTATTTTGATGATAAGAGTTTTCTCTTTATCTTTCTTAATTTGCTCTAGCTGTTTCTTACTAGGTCTGCCTCTCTTCGCCATTAGTCTTTTCTCTGATCGTCCCTGTCTGCTTTAGCCAGTCTGTCTGACTGCATCAAATGGGGAACCCCTAGTATAGTCTTAATCATGGTATCTTGTCTAATTATCTCATTGTCAACAGATCTTACTCTGTCTATTAGAGAGACTAAAATTCCCATCTGTGCGTCAAGTTTTGTGTCTAATCGCTTCTCCATCTCAGCGACTTGAGCTGCAACTTTTTCGTCTAAGACATCAATCTTAGATTCCATACCATCAATGATTCTGTTGATAAGTTTCCACACAAACATACCTAGCCCAACGGCTGCGGCGATAGGGAATCCTACCTCAGTAATTAACGCTATAAAATCCATCTCAAGTATTATCTGTTGTCCATTGCTCCTTAGTCAGCTCACTAAGCTCAAACCCGTATTCGTCTGTGCCTAATTCTGTGTGATTCGCAGTGGATGTACGCTTCTTAACGTAGTCGTATCCTGCTGCGTCCTTGTCAATCTTGACTGCTGTGATTTTTTGTAATGGCGTTGTGGTAAATAAATTTTCGTTTACGCCGATAGAAAACTCTTTGAAATATCCCTTGTTGCGCTCATCCTCTGGTGTCCAAACAAATTCTACAGTGAACTCGGATAGGTTAGATCTTAGATTGTTGTTTTGTGTATCGGTCAGCTCCCAGGCATCACCTTCCTTGCCTCTTAATTCAGGCAGTGCTACTACAAAAACACAGACAAGTTTGTTGTCCGTTGTCCTTATTGCAGCATGTACACGCCACCCATTTGCTTTTACAAGGCCATGAAATTGCGCCAAAGATCTGCCCATTGCCTTAGCAACAACAGGAAATTGGCTCTCATGCAACTGACCAAAGGTTAAGTTAGTGGTAGTGCCATGTACTCGTAAGAGCTTATCGCTCATTTTCTAGGTTTCATTGGCTTCTCTGGTTTGCCGTATGCAGTTCCAGCCAGCTTCTTTCCAGGCTTTTTCTGCATTCCTTTTTCAGGCTTTTTGCCGCCTTGGTGCGCTCCGTATGGCATATCTTCCTCCTAGTCTTTTGGGTTATCGGTCTTGATACTCAGTATCATCGCCAGTCTTTCAAGATCCTCTCTGCGGAACTTGCTCGGTTCTATTGTAGCATTTTCTAGTAATTCTGACACGAGGACGTTGAGCAGCCCGATAGTCATGTCTCTAAACTCACCCTCGGACATTGTTTCATAGGCAGCCAATCGCTTGACTAACCAGCCTTTGTTTTTAATGTCTTCAGGATTCATGGGCATAATTAACTCCTCGCAATACTATGAGTACTGGTAGAGTGACTATAGTTGCCTGTCTGTGCGCCCCCGGTTGTTCTACCCAGTATTATTTGCGAATCTGTCCTATCCACAAGCTGTATTTTTGGTGTGCTAGATACTGCCGTAACGCTTGACACAAATAGCTCACACCATAGCCACAGCGTACCTGTTACAGTTTGAGACGCTTGCGGCACATTAATTTCTAGCTCGTTGACTAGGACACTGAACCCCCCGGTAAATGTAGTTGCTGTGCTGAATTGACTGAGGGCTAAGACCTCGCCTATGTCGCCGTTTGTGACTTGGTTGTATGAGGATGAGCTACTACTAATACCTGCAGACACATAGATCAACAGGTTGCCGCCTGTGCTGCCCTTACCAGAGGATGTAAATGTGACATTACCAGTCACACCAAATTGGAAATTCTTGAGTGTAATCTTGTTGTATCCACCCGATTGCACCGACTCAATGAAGAAGGCTGAGGGCGCAACTTTGTGACCCGAATCATAAGTTGCGCTTCCATAGGTAGGCAGTCCCGTGGTACCTATCAGATAGCTTTTACCAGTAGTGTCTGATCCATTTGGTAGCCCTCTGGCTGAGTTATACGCTGCAGAACTTGAGTTAATTGTAAGGGTGCGACTGTTCCCAGTAAGGCTGTTATCTACAAAGGTTCCAGAGCCTGTACCGATACCTGATATTTCACCATCGTTGTTGATAGTAATACCGCTATTAAGAAGACCGCCCTCGGCTAGATTTTCAAATGATGAGCCATTCCATCTAGGCAAAATACCTGCACTGGTTCCAAATGTGCTTGCTACATCTATACCAAAACCACCTCTTGCGGGTGGCACAGTGGTTCTAATATTAAGTGTCCCACTTGTGAAATCTGGTATACCTGTAGCAGCAGATACGTCTTGACCGAATCCACCAACACTTTTGCTTACAGTCCTAATGACATCACCAGAGGAATTTAGACCTGCTGTCAGCCTAGATCGTATGTTGCCACCATCCGTTAACGTGTTCATGGTAGGGTTGCCCGAACCATTGTTGTTGTAGTTCAAGCTGCCGTTTGTATTCATCTGAATACGACTGTTCACCAGTCCATTTGCAGCGGGTAGGTTTGACCCGATTTGGGTGCTGCCTTTTTTTATTTGCAGGCTAGTGCCGCTATACGCTAAAGAGAGATCGCTGTTTCTTACGTCTTCATCACTAAGAGCAGTGCCTCCGCTGTCACTCAGATTAACGCCTAATCTAGCGCCGACAGTCGCTCCATCATCGTATAGCAAACCTAGGTTGCCTTTTGTCACATCTACAAACGTGTTTGACGAACCAATACCAGATATGGACACACGACCTACGTTAGTGGTTGTATCAAGTGCTATACCAATGACATCGTTGAATACACGGGAACCTGAACCCGTACCAATGCCACCTATAACCCCAGTACTTGAGTTGATAGTGATGCCATCATTCTTTATGCTAACGTTTGCATCATCAGGCGCTGTGCCTGCTCGTAGGTTTACCAGCTTAGTTAGCTCTGCTGATGTGAACGGCTCTAGCAAGGTGAAGCTAGAGGCATTGTTGTTCTTAATGCCTATCTTGCCATCTTGTGTTGTTAGGCTATCAAACTCCGTTTTGTTTGCGCCATCAAAGTAGTCCAGAGCTAGATTAGACTTAGTGACGTCTATGAAGTTGTTACTGCCACCGATACCACCGATGGTCACTCTGCCTATATTTGACCCACTAGTAGCAAGATCTATGTCTATGATGTCATTAAAAATTCTGGAATTGTTGCCTGTACCAATGCCACTGATCTCCCCGCTAGAGCTGTCAATGCTAATGGCATCGTTTTGTAAGTCTGTGTTAGATTGTGCTGACCCCGATACTGTGTGCTGTACAGTGGCATAAGAGCTATAGATGCCATGTATGTTGAGGTGCCTCACACGCACATCATATTGCTGACCTGTCTGCACATTGGGTATGAAGCCTACAGCCACGCCCTTAGGTATCATTGGCTGTAATGTGTAATCGCTATCTGACGTGAGCTTGTAGGAAAGCTCTGTGCCTGTCACCAGCTCTGACGTTGAGTTAGTCCAATTAGCTCGTATGATTTTTTGGTTGACTACGTAGACATTAAAACTAATCGTGGTTGCACTCAGATTAGTGGGAGCTGCTGGCGTTCTGGAGTCATCGGAAACGTCTGACCCTTCATCTGGGATAGTGCTGTATTCGTTAAAAACGTGGTTGAATACAGAGCTATTGTTTTCTTTCAACTCTAATTTTGTTGCTGCAGCTGGTGTTTCATCACCAACCATCTCCATATTTGTAGAGATGACCTCAAAGACTTTGTTGGTATACCCTAGTCTCTCGTTAGTGACATAGACCCAATCTCCAGGCTGTAGCTTCAAAAACTCTATTGTTGTAACTAATGACAACGCTACACTCTGTCTACCGTGTCGCAGAGCTATCTTAGCTAGCCTATCTGCCATCGTTGCTGTCGTAGTATACGGCAGCTGTATTTCTTGTTGCTTGACATAGTTTGCAGAGCTTTCGCCACTAGGCGTGTCTGCGGATAAAAATGTTGCGTCCTGTATTACAGCCCCGTCAGTCCCTGTGTAGTTCTGAGATGCGTCTACATATATAGGTTTGACTGTGTTGTACAGCTCGCCATTGTTAGGCCGAGTACTCACCTGTGCGGGTGCAAGCAACTTATCATCAGTGATCGTCAGAGAAGGTGTTTGTGCAGCTCCTACGAACAGACTGAATTTGCCATTGACGTATGTAAGTTTACCGGCACATGAGGACAATAAGCCCTCTAACACACCATCGGGAGAGGCAGACATGTCTGTGAATCCGTTTGCGGTATACCTGTCCTCGGTGCTTGAGTTGTCAGCTAGGGTGACGTCTTGATCGCATGTGTTAGCTGCTGAGGCAAAACCGCCTGCTGAGGTACTGTCATTCAATTCTGCAGATTCGGCTTTGAGTCCGTATGTGGTGTTACTGAGATAATCGCGTATACATAGTGCAGGGTTAGAGGTAAATGCTGTGGCGTTTGTCCTAGGATCAAAGCACTTTTTGCCTTTGACCTTAAAAGTAATTGTAGGTGGCTGTGGCAGCTTTTCTGTGTCGTATACCATCTGCACATACACGTAGGCACAGTCTTTGTAGACATGGGTAGACGGTATAGAACCACTTAGCTGATTACGCAGAAAACCATCTGCTGTGGTCTGTGATCCGTTGTTGAATGAAAACCTAATTAACGTACCGCCACTATCTAACTTATTATCATTATCTGAATTCTTAAACGATGCCAGATTGACATTAAATACTTGCTTGCCACCAATAGTTGATGTGGTTGTGTTGCTACCAATGACTACATTTTTACCGTTTATTCTGAGTGCTTCTAAGCTCTGTATTTCATGACCAGCGACAATGGCGACCATGTGTAATAGGTGATTGTCAGTGCCTGACGTTTGCATGTGTACAATCGTGCCACCAACAATGGTCTCGCCATATACAATCTGCCTTGGCGCTGTAGCATTTCTGGAGGTGACTTTTGTACCAAAGTTTTTATTGTTTGCCTCTATACCTTTTGAAGTCAGCATAGAAAGGCCAGACGAAATCAACGTAGTAGCAAACGTGACCGCTGCCATCGCAGCAGCACCTGTCAAACCAAATGCACTAAACGCAGCAGCCCCTACACCGCCCGTAGTTGCAACTACAAAAACTACAAGTGCAGCGACCACCGCTGCTTTAATGGCCTTAGCCACGAGGCACCCTCCATGCCTTGATGGTTAGAGATGGATCTTTAGTAGTTATGCCATCATCTGTTGGAGCTAATATATTAAATCCATCATGAATACCAGCCAGCTCGCTTTCTTCTTTGAATAAAATAAGATCGCCTGCTGTGGCAAAAGCAGGTTGTATAGTTTCCATCCCTGCACCTTTACATGCTTTGGTCAGTGCGCCGTTGAGGGTTTTGCCATAGTCTTTTATGGCTTTCATAGCGGTTTTTTCGTCTTTCCATTTGAGGTCTTTTGGTATGACGTTCTTACCCGATATAGCTTTAAGAGCCGCATTAGCAAAAATACAACAATCCCACTTACCCCATTCAAAGGGTGTGTCTTTATGTTCTTCTATGAACTCAATCAGTAGAACTTGCCAATCGCTCTTTTTCTTCATTATCTGCGGTCAAACCTTATATTGTGGTTGAATCCATCGGTACCACCGCCTGTGACTCTAGCTGCACTTCCTGTGTTACCTTCTCTGCCCCAGATGATCTCCATGTCTTGTATTGAGTTGACACGATTAAAGCCAGTATCGTTACTATCTACGAACTTCTGACTGTTCTTGGTATACCGCAAGTTGCAAGGGCGCTTTAGATCAACAAGCCTGTTTTCTGCATTTACAGAAATAGTTGCACCATCTGCGGTGTCGTTGATCGTAAGGTTAGTCATACGTCCCTTGAATAATGTGAGTATTCCCGCTACCTCGTTAGAACCGCCCATTAGGAATCCCATGAAAAGACTTATGAACCGATTTTGATAATTTTCTGTGAGCGCATAATCAAGCACTGTTGCATCCATGCCAGAGATCGTAACCATGAGGCCGCTACTTTTTAACTCTATAGAGTCCTCAACGTTGCTTATATTTATAAGACTGCCAGCCCCGGTATACGTTTCTGAGTTGATAACAAGGTCATCTGTGCCAGTCCACAGCAATATATCTGATGTATCAAATTCTGCTTTGATAGCGAAAAAGGTATTCTGGTGGTCTGCTGCTAGCCTATTTGCTATAGCAGTATCTATTCCAGGACGGGTTGCCATCTATACAACCTCCTGCACCGCAAATGAAATACCGTAGGTAGAGACTTGATTCGCAGACCACGTAACTGTGTTATCTTGTAATCGGAACAATCCCCTCGGTGCGCTATAGGTTACAAAAAAGCCATCTGTTAGATCGTTGCGTAGCTTCGGCTCTGTTTGTATGGAGTATTGAGTGCCACTGACTACAGCATCTTCCACCGCCAATACCAACTGTTTCGGAGCTGCTGTTGCAGAGTTTGCTGATAGTACACCTAAATAATCCCCTTTCTTTACAGTCCCGCTGCCGCTGCCCGTCCTCACTAGGTTAAGGGCTTCTGCACCTTTAACATTTTGCTTAATCTTGCCGTTGAATGTTTCGTTTGTAAGGTCAGGAGAAAACGTTGTATCTAACACCACAGTATTGTTATTTGTCTTAGACGCTACCTTGTGTGTCCCGTTGTTTCCGTCATTAGCAGCACCCGTTATATGTATGAAGCTGCCTGCAAAAGCGTTAGCAAAAGCACCTGATCTCGTTACATTTGCGCCGCTGATAGCAATAGAAACCGCAGAGGAGCCTGTATTGACTTGCGCTGATCCAGTGAAATTGTTGCCGTTGTAGGTTCCTTGTGGTGATAGGGCATCAGGATCACCCATCGCAAAAGTATTTGTGGTGCCTTTTAGCTGCATCAAAAAGCTCTGCCAGTTTCTTGCCTGTTCTCGTTTCATTGGCGGCAACGTCATCGTCCCCATCCAGTAAACTGCGTCAAACTCTTGAGTGCGCTGCTTACCTGTGAACGGCGAAACTGTTTGGCCTATTGCTCTAAACAATTCAAATTCGCTCCTGTTGAAGTTTGGAGCTGATGGCATCGTAATAATTCTACTCATGATCCTAGTAACCCTTTCCTGTATGAACCTCCTCTAGCGGATGCCTCTAGCACCGCAGCTTTAGTCATGTCGTTAATTTGTGGCAGCATCTTAGTGATCTCTGCCCTTACCGTAGGTACAACACCTGTTGAAAAGTTCAGGCTCTGATTGATAACGACTGGACTACCGCCCATGTTCATAGAGTCCATGTTGTTTCGCAAAGTGCCTGATGTATCTGGTACAAAAATTTCTGGGCCTCTCTCGCCGACTAGCATGGCTCTACCTTTTTGCAATTTGCCACCGCCTGCTTTACCGCCTAAGCTGCCGATTGTTGGTAAGGCCGATGTCCCGGAGAGACCAAATATAGAATTTAGAATTTGATTAACGACTGCTAACTGCAAAAACGTTGCAATGATTTGAGATACCATGTTCTTGGCAAAGTCTTTGAAACTAGCTAAGGCATCTTGACCATCTAACAATCCCTTGACGAAATCTTGAGAGAAGGCATGTGTACTCTCTATAAGAGTGGATCTCATGTCTTGCATCGCTTCTTCTAGCGTCATCACAGCATCAGTGGTTTCGTTTACCTCTGGAGCTGGTGGGACAATTGAACCACCGCTTTCTGGTGTTCCTGCATTGCCAGTCGTAGGCGCTACCGGAGCGTTAACAACTACAGCTTCTACGGCTTCTGCTGACTTCTTAGTATAAGTTTCTAATTGCAGGATACGTGCATCTATGGCTGCGTTTAGCTCGTTTATTTTGTCTGTCGCAGGGCCAGTATCAAGCTCTAGCCTTACGGGTTCTGCGTCATCTAAAAAAGGAATCTCGTTATATAGACGTATCAGCTCATTGATTTTTATTTGTGCTTTGGCGAGTAGGTCATTCAAAACCACTATAAGATCTATTTTGAACTCATTGAAGGCAATCAAACCTTTATCAATAAAATTCGGAATATGCACTGTAAACAGATTTTTGAAGAACACTCGTAGCTCGTCAAAATTGTTATAGATAGCCACGCCTATCGCCACGAGACCTGCTAACGCTAAGACGATGTAAGTAATTGGATTTACTGCCATCGCTGCTGCAAAGGCATACATCGCCGTAGTTGCACTAACGATAGCTGGTATGACCGTTGCCGTGATCGTTGTAGCCAATACGGTTAGTGAGCCGACAAAGGTGGCCAGTATGTTTACTGTAGCGACAGTGACGATAACAACACCAAGAGCTTTGAGTGTGGCCATCACGTCCTCAAAGTTTGTGTTCAAATATTCTATTGCACCGCTGATTTTATCTACCGCAGTGCCTAGGCTTGACCCCAGGGTTGTCGCCAATCCTTCATCACCTGCAGCGTTGATTGTTCCTTGTAAAGTCCCTGCAAGCCTTGTCAGCGCTCCTGTCAGTCCCGCTTCACCTATCTGATTAGCAAATATAGCAGCAGTATCTTGCAAGTTAGAAAACGATCCTGAGAGTGTAGCTAACCGCTCCGCTAGCGCTGTAGGGAATCGCTCCGCTCCGATGCTTCTGACATATTCCGCTATGGCTTCACGAGTTTTGTCTACTGTGACCGTTTGACCTTCAAACGTCAGCTCAACTTCATCGCCCATCTGTTTGGCTTTGATACCAAACTGCTTGAGCATTTCCATCTCGCCAGTAGTGGCGTTGAACACTGCTTGGGCTAAAGTCTCAATGTCTTTACCCATACCTGCAGCAAGATTACCAAAGGCAGTCAGATTTTCTGCTGATGGTGTGATACCAGCTTGATAGAATTTTATGAATGCGCCAGTCACTTCTTGCAACTGGAAAGGTGTGCCTGCTGTGAAGTCTGTAATCACAGACATAGCTTTGTTGGCATTCTGAGTAGAGCCTGTTACAGCCCTCATCGTAGCGCCTAAATCTTCAAACGACCTGGCTGTATTTACGATACCAGCACCAAGTCTAACTGCGCCCACAGCAGCAAATGCTTTGGCTAAGCCACCAAACGATACGATAGATCTTTTTGCAATCGTATTACTGCGGTTGAGTTTGGTGTTTAGTGAGTCTAGTCCCTTACGCAGTCCAGCTGTTTCTGCGCGTATCTCAACTACTAACTCATCAATCGTCTTAGCCATCGGGGTACATCTCCATCAGATCAGATAATTCGTCTTTTGACATCGGACGGTTATTGTCCGAGCTGTTGAACTCTCTGAATCCCTCAATGGCGTTGTAAACCTCTATAGGGCTACAATTCCAAAATTCTGTTGGCTGCATACCCATCATGCCAACACATACCTCGTAGAATCTTTTGATGGGCAACCTGTCATCTACTAGGATTCCTTTTTTTCGGGCGTTCCCTCTGAATCCTCCATTGAGTCATCTTGTGGCGAAATTGCCATAGTGAGTAGATTTGCAACAGCTGTTGTCGCTTCAACGATGCCGACTTCAGATATAATTTTACTTACATCTTTTGGTTTTATGTCTTTACCACCGCCCCTCAGCGCTGGTGTCAACACTTGTATGATATCGCTCACGCGAATATCAGCCTCGCTCATACGTTGTGCGAGTTTCAATATGCCGCATCCTACAGATGTTTCTATCTGCATGATTGCGTCCACAGTTAAACGAGCGTTATATTCAGTACCACCAATATTAAGTGTTACTTCGCCCTTTAGCGGGTTGGTCATCTGACACCTCCTTTTCTTTAGCCCCCGCCATTGCGAGAACTATGGTTAATAAATTGTCCCTTATATCAATCTGCCACGCTCCTATCTCATAGCTTTTGCCATCAACGCTTACCTTGTGTACATCGTCCATACCAGCTTCAGGCATAGGACAATTGACAAGATCGCCATTGACCATGCCGTCAAGCTCTTCTTGGCCTAATTTGATTTTAGCCTCATCCCAAGCCATATTACGCGCCTGTGAATGTGATAGCGCCAGATGACTCAAGTGTTACAGAATATGTAACTTCTCCATTGAACTCTCCAGCATACTCTAATGATGCTACCATGAAGGCACCTTGATACGTTCCAAAGTCAGGTATAATGATTTGGAAGTTCTTAAAAGTGGTTGCATTCATCGCATCTTTCAAAGTAGTCTCTGATGCTGCGTCTGTGAACACTCCGCTACCTGAAACAGATATAGAGTGAATACCGCCGTCAGCTAACAGAGTACGATTCCCAGAGGAATCCTTGTTAGTAACGTCAACAGCTTCATCGTTGAGGGTAATGGAGGTAGAGCGTAGACCACCTACAGTAACATAGGTGCTACCTGTGGTGTTTATCTTGAGCAGTAATGCTGCTCCTTTTTGTGCTGCCATACGTTTCTCCTATCTAATACATTAGTTTCCTAATATTATCGCACGAAATCGCATGACCCCATGTCTTGTTTTACCATCTGGCTCTCTAAGTATATCACTAAATTCAAATCTGAGGTTAATCAGAGAGAACCCAGTGACGGTCAGATTACTATTGTGCAGCAGATCATGTATTCTGTCCATAATCTGCTTGGTTTCCTTAGAGCCTGCATACTGCGACCATACGTGAATAGTCACCGTATATTCGGCTCCAACACTGTCTTTCGTGCTGTAGTCTATTGCTGTTTCGTTGCCTATCTCTATAAAGGGATACGTAGAACCCTCTAGCACGTCATCAAACACACCAGCGCTGTACGTGGATGTTATCGTGCTGTCGTTATTGAGCGTCGTATAGATTATCTCTTGTAGTGGGAACTGACCTATACTCATTTGATTAGGCCACCCTTTGTAAATTTGCGCTCTATCTTACTGATGTTTTTTTCTAAGGCTGGCTGCATGAATGGTCTTGGCGCTATGTTTCGGGTACCAAACTCTAATGCTGCAGAGTATGGCGCTGACGAAGTCACGTATCCTACGACCTCCCCGGAGCTGTCATTCACGTCAAACATGATATTGTTGGCGAGAAATCCCGTGTCGCTTGCTGGCGCTTCGCCTGGTGCAGACGCTATGTGATTACCGTATATTTGACCTGTTTTAGGATCTCTTAGTATTGAGCTGACCGCACTGCCTCTGACCAGTAGTGTTGCCTCTGTTATAAGTTTTTTTACTTCTTTTTCAGGCTTTTCCACGACACGCTTATTCATTCGCCTTAGGAACTCTGGTAGATTTTTAATCATATCGCTACGCCTTCCTCACACTGCAAGATCGTATACTTGTCGCGTTGATTTTCATTACGTAGATGCCTAATGTTCAAAATCCTACTGCCAAATTTCAGCCTGTAGTTGGTGCCTATATCGTCCGTATGACGCATCACAACCTCGTAGGAGAGCGTTTCTTGCACCTGCCCTTGTCTATACGCCTCTACGCCTTTAACGGGCCTTACATTAGCAAAGCGTGTGTTTACTGTTGACCATGTTCTAGCTGATCCACCACCCGTATCTGTGGTATTCACAGGGGCTTGGATCTCTACCTTGTGACGCATCTTGCCGATAGAGTAAGCCATGATCTTATCCTAGAGCCAGTAGAGAGGAACTTCCTAGCGCCTTGTGTATGACGAATGGCGCATATAGCTGCTTGATTGCTGGTGGGAATTGTCTTGTCTGCAGGTAGTCGCCCATGTCTCCCCGTTGCTCGTAGAGATAAGCTATGTGCTGCAGCATTCCAATCCGTAGAGGTGCGGGTAGGGCTGCTCTGCTAGCGTATCCCGCCACGTAGATAACTTCTATGGCGTTAGCTACTCGTAACGCTGTAGGAAATGTCTCGCCTGTTCTTAGGACTATCCGGGACGGCTCACGCTGTGTGTCCACGTAATACTTAGTGGTAGCGAAAGTTGTTGCGTTGTCTGCATCGTCAAACGTCTTGACTGATGTGACGCTTTGCACAGGAGCCTTTGGTATATCAATATAGCTCTTGTAATAGTTTAGGTATGGTACAGTCCTGGTGCCTTCAAAGAGTGGATCTGCTAACTCGTTGTAACCGTCAATGGTCATGGTCAGCGTCTGGGTCATCAACGCCCTGCCCGTATAGTCCTCGCAGAACATACGAGCTGCCTCAACAAGATCCTGTAGGACTCGCTCATCTAAAGCATCATCTAACCTAAGATAATCTTTAACCTCTTGTAATGTAAGAGGTTCTTGTGTGGGAGCTGTTGTTACCTGTAATCCTGCCATCTACATCACCTTCTCTAGTACATAAGTTCCGATGATCGTGCCATACAGTCCTAGTATCATTAGCTCCATACGGACGAAACGCTTAGACCCTGCGTCAAGGCGCTTCTCTATGTTTTCATACCTGAGCGCACATATCTGCTCGTGCAGCTCTAGCTTAGTCACATCAGTCTTTAGACTTTCCGTTTGGCTCATCTTCTACTACCTCTGCCTCTACAGGCTCATCGCCTTTGGCTAGCTTTTCCTTGATAGCTGCAGAGTAAGCGTTTTGCAGAATCTGATTCTGCTCTAGCTTGAAGTTAGCATTTGCCTGAAGGTTTTGCCCTTCTTTTTGCACGATTTCTAGCTTGGCGTATAACACCTTAAGCTCATCGTCCATATCGCTGAACATAACCTCAGCGGGTTCATCGCCTTCGTTTTCTCCCGCGATTAGGAGCTTCTTCTCCACAGGCTTCTGGATTGCTTGTTCCAAAAGTCCTTTGATTTCATCTAACGTAGCTTCTGCCATAATTTCCTCCTTGGGATAGTTGTATGAAATAGTTTAACATGATTACGTTTTTTGTGCTTGACCTTCATCTGTCACTAACACTCTATCCAACGTCACGATCTCCGCATCGTCTTCAAATTCCAGAACGTTGTCTGTAACTTTTACGCCTTCTGGAGAATTAGCCTCATGAGTATCTTTGTCCAGGTCATCCCCTAGCAAGCCTATAACTGTTTTATCTGACTCGTTGTAAACGACTCTAAATTTTTGTGCCATCTTGTCTCCTATACTATATACCCATAAATCAACAGCTGCCTGCCGTTAACACTCGGATTCAATCCCGTCAATGCACTAGAAACTCTAATTTCAAATGTCTGATCCGAATTAGGATTATCGTTACTCCCCATTCTATGGTGTATTTTCATTCTTATTGGATTGGAGCTTGGGGTATCCACAGAGTGACCAGCGTTTGGAGCATGTCCTAATCCAGGGCCAACTATAAATTCATGCTCTTGTGTACTATTTGAGCCATAGTTACTTATCCAACACATATTTGTCACTCTGTTGGAAAGATACTCACCCCAGCCTGATGTTGAAGCGTATGTATAGATTCTAAAATACATAGCAAAACCAGATTCTGAATTATTACCGCTATCAGGGCCATAAGTCGCTAATTCGCTTCTTTTAGCAAATGCATACCATGTATTAGCCGCTAGATCGCCACTGAATCCCCATTTGAAGACGTGCCTATTAGAGATACCCGCTACCTCTAAAGACCCTCTATCATTGTATGTGCCACTATTAGTTGTTAGCGTCCACCCAGCATTTGAACCTGTAGTAGAGGTGATTCCTGTATTTTGGAAATGACCTATGCCTGTGGTAAGAGCATTATCAGAAATTGTTACATCGCCATCTTCACTGATAGACATTCTTTTAGTTGCATTCGTGAAGAAAGATATTGGTTGGTTTTCTCGCTGTAATAGGTATGCCTGAGTGCTATCCATGCCTACCCAGAAACCATCAGCGTATGCGTTGCCAGAGTTGTTGTTTGTAAACTGGACTCTTGAATCACTTGAACCTCCTTGAATATGCAGAAGGTTTTGTGGCGTTCCATTAATGCCTAAGTAGCCGTTTGCACGTAGGGTTACAAGGTTATCCGCATCATAGAATCCAAAATTCAGAGCATTATCATTAGACCCTGACCCCGCATACTTAAACGCCATCTTGCCAAGATTTTTTGTGCTATTAGCTTTACCAATGTTGAGACTGACTGAGCCTCCTGCCCCTATAGTAGTATCTAAAAATTCTGCAATATCATTGAAGCCAGACGTGATTGTTGTATCGCTATGTACTGTTAGCTGTCTTACTGGAGCATTACCGATGCCAACTTTTCCAGACGTATCTATGGTTAATACTGTTCCTGTGCCATCTGAATCAGAAATCTCTAAATTTCTATTTGATTGAACATTGGTGAAAACCCAATTACCAGTATTAGCTGTTAAACTAAGGACAGCATTATCTGCGTCTGCCCCTCCTAATGTGATATTGCCTGCAAAGGTGGCGTTGCCTGAGGAATCAATAGTCACTCTATCGCCACCTGCACTTCCAAGGGCTAATGAGTCTCCGTTGTGGTTGTATTGTATATAGCCTCTGTACTGAGCATCTCCTGATGTGCCGTCTGCGAATGCCACAGTGCCAGCTCCCGTAGTTCCACTTACTACCGTGATGCCGTTTGATCCGGTTGATCCAATTACTAGGTTCCTAAATGTAGAGTAGTAATTAGTGGGCGAATCGTTGCCCAGACCTAAGTTTCCTGCGTAGTCAATGCGAGCCGCAAATACTTTGGATGCTGTTGTGCCTACCCAAAAGTTGATTCCAAAGTTGCTGTCATTATCAAAATTGAATAAATGCAAACCTCTCGCAGTATTTCCTGAGGCAAAAGATGTGCCTGACATTCCTTTGTGATAATCACCATTAGCTACAGAGTAGTTCAGAGAGATAGTGTCATTGTAATCTGCTGTTATATTTCCATCTGCTGTTATAGCTCCACTCGCTATAGTCCCTGCGTTTGTAATATTCTGTGAACCCATATTGAGCGCACCAGTCATCGTGCCACCTGCAAGTGGCAGCTTAGTAGCAATAGAGTTAGTCACAGTAGTAGAGAAGTTAGCGTCATCTCCTAAGGCCGCTGCAAGCTCGTTGAGCGTGTTTAAGGCACTCGGCGAGCTATCTACTAGGTTAGATATAGCTGTCGTTACGTAAGCTGTTGTGGCTAGCTTGGTGCTGTTATCTGATGCTGATTGCGTGGTACCTGTCGTAGCAGAGGTGATCGTGCCTGACAGCTCTCCTGCGAACGTTGTAGCGGTGGCTGTACCTGTAATCGTGACCCCACCTGACGCAGTGGCAAGTTTTGCTTGGTGATTATGAAACAAGGTAACTGCACCATCTTGTGCTGCAGTAATCATGTTTTCTGTGTTGGCTGCATTATTAACTACAAACGTGGCCGTTGTTGCAATTAAAGCTCCTGTTTGATTTTGTATATGAGAGTTGCTGTTGGTGCCATCATGAAAGAATTGCAGGTCATTATTGTCGCCAAGCCTCAAAACTTTCCCATCTGCTAGCGAAACATGACCACTGAGCGTTGTATCACCACCT